ACTGTCTCTGGGTTTGGTATTTCAATACCTTTGACATTTACTTGGGTCATTTTTGAAAAATCATCATTCCATTTGTGACTAATCGCATAACCCTCCCACCTGTCTTTTACGAACACATAGGAATACTCTTGCCAACAATCTATTCGTGTGAACTCATCAAAGTTCTTACTCAAGATCGGTGCTTCCTCATCGCCACCATAATAGGTTGCTCTGGGTTTTGTTTTCTCATACTCTCCTGTCTCTGAGTTATACTCTTCATCAGAATAGCAACATCCCATATTGCCACCATCTATAAGTTCAGATGCTTTCTCATAGGTGTTAAAGTGTTTTTTAAGAGTCACACCTAACCACTCAGGGTATCCATCCCAATGATGATATACTGAAAGAATTGAATCGTCAGGTAATAGAATACCTATTCTTGATCTTGTTGACATTTAATAAGGGGGATAAATTGGATGCGAGAAACAAAAATGATAACTAAGATGATTTTGTTTCCCTGTACTAATTATAGCAATAAAAAAACCCCTGTAAAGGGGCTGTGTGACACTAATCAAAGTGTCCTAGTTGGATTGTAAAATTCGCTGTTGCATTTATAATGTATTTCAATCTGTCTAGTTTTTGGATAGACATAGGGTTTAACCTCGACAGGCATTGAGTATTGTTTAAATGGATTTCGATGGATTAAGATTTTGTCGTATTTGTTTGGATTCATAAAGTGTATATATTGCACTTTATTTATACTACTTAATCGTCATATACTAAACACTCTGGTTCATCGGGGTGCATTTCACAAAACAGTTCCAAGACATTCGGGTCATGATGATCTCCTGCTTCGATCTCGTCATGATGGTGGTCTGCATAAACTTCAAGTTCGTGCAACTCCTCCTTATAATGTCTCCTAGCTGCGGATGAAATTGTTGGGTCTGATACCAACTCTTTATCCTTTTGGATGTGATCTTCTATGGTTTTCATAGTTGTCTCCTCCTGATACAATACTATTTATTTGACAAGTACTTTTGTATTGCCAATAGAGTTTCAAGTGGTATCCATGTTGGTTTTTCATCCTCAAATTGAACCTCGACTTCAGTATAAGTTTCTTGATGAAAAATACTGTAACTCTCTCTAGTGTTTTTAACCACACTAAAAGGACTAATCATTCGGATGCTCTCCACTCTTTTCTCATTTTAACATATATATCATTCCTCGCCACAATATCTCGTACTCTTTTGAATATTGTTGCGGAATGAGCATATTTACTGGTTGCGTGGTCTTTTTCCTGTGGTAGTATATCTCTCGTACCCTTCTTATACTTTCTTCCTGAGTTATGATTTGCATATCTTCTCGACCTTGTAAATCCCATTTCTAAAAACTTTCGACACATATCCATGCCAATAAAGTCTTTCTCATCACGATAGTCAAGATACATTGCAAATATTTTATTGGATGATTTTACGGCCTCGTCAGGGGTCTTAAATCTCCAATAATTACAAATATCGTTAGTATAAGGGCGAACCAATAAAACTCCTTGCTCTCCCCTTCCAATACGATAAAGTTTACGATTTCTCTGGTCTTTAAAATCAATGTTCTTGTAATCAAGTTCATAATCAAATTCTTTCAAGTTACCTCCACTTAGATAATGGTTTTGCTTCAATCATTTTTGCTGTCTCTATTTCATCACTCTCGTCAGCATTTGTGTGATATGTGACTTCCTTAAGAGTCTTGAGATACTCCAAAACGTGTTCTCTTATCTCCATCAAGTCCTCATAACAACCCTGATTATATGCACATCCACGCAAATCGTGGTCAGGTTTCATTACCGACTCTGTGAAAAGGTCTAATGCTCTCTGATATTTGACAGAGGCTGATTCCTCTCCTATTGATGCTTGATCTCTCATTTTTTTAGGTAAACTGATTTATTTATAGAACAGCTGTCACACTTACGACTCTTGCGTTAGGATTTCTTGCAAGTGCAACCTGTCTTGCTTCATCATAGTTCTTTGCATAGACTTCCTCTTTAAAGACTCGCCCTGCAACATAAAGTTCAACTTTGTGTTTCATAATATTTGTAACTATATTATTATATTAGCATAAATTTTATGTTATGCCATTATAATGTGACAGTTTATGATGTGTCATGATACCAAAAACTGTTTCTCATATTCTATCAGATCATCAGGAAAAAACAACTTATCTTCTGTTAATTGAGCATATTTCCATAGTTTTTTACCCTCTGGTCTTTTACATAGTTTAATCCCTGCTCTCTCATACTTCTGATCTGTGGGTACGAACACCTTATAATCATTATCCTTATTGGATGTATATTGTCTAAGTATGCTATTCTCCTCAACTGTAACCTCTACAGTAGAACAAGCGATATTGAATATCTCTGTGTAGGTTTCAAGATCAGATAGATATTTTTCCTGATTATCAAGTATCATACGACCCATGAACTGTGGACTCAAATAATGATCTTGACAGGTTTTCTCCTTGTTCAGTTTGTTTTGAAGTGCTGACTCACTTATGAATCCTGTGGGATTTGTACCCGCACCAAACATTGAGTTGTAAAATATTCTTGTTAGAAACCTTGTCCAGTTGGGATCTCCCCACTTGTGCATTGTTGCTTTAAGACTTAGGTATGACCCTTCGCAATATGAGTATGAGTTCTTCTTCATGATCTGACTACTGAGATGGCTGGTTTACCCTGCTTGAATACAGTATCGACTACTGCTTGAACACTCTTGGAAGTGCTGATACCGACCTTATCATAGACAGGAACACAAATCAATCCGAATGTCTTTGAAGCATCGCCCTTGCGAATGACCCGACCAATAGATTGACTAATACCTATGAAGTCCATCTTTCTCATGAATAAGACCGCTTCAAGACCCTTGACATTGATACCCTCTGAAAGTATGCTATGATGTGCAACTACAAATCTACGATATGGGTCTTGACCCCAACTGTTAAGAGTATTGAAAAATGTTTCTCTGTCAACTTTCTTACCATTGATAACACCACCTGTCTTTGCTGTAATAAACATCCATGAGTATCCACGATTCTCAAGTTCCAATATAAAGTTTGACTCTGAGAATAAGCGAACAATTTGCTTTGTTGATCTTGCGCAAATCAAACTCTTGTTAATGTCATTGTCATCAAGTGTCTCAAGTAGATGCTCTGAGTCTCTCTCAGCAACCTCTTGCTTGTCCTCAAGGATATTAAACTTCTTGATCTTGACTTTAGGTGGTAGAATATATCCTTGCTTGACTAACTTAGGGGCTCCAACATTACAAATGACACCACCAAATATATCTGTCTCATTCATACCAGTTTTGAAAGGTGTGAATGAATGTTTTGGTGTTGCTGTAAAGAAATAGTTGCGAACCACATACATTGAATGATGCTCAACTGCTTCAATAAAGTTCTTTTGAACAGCATTGTGAGCTTCATCAAAATATACAGTATCAGGCAACATTGCAGTTGCATCCTGTATCTTGTGTAGAGAATGATAAGTAGTGAATATGAGTTGATGTTTTTTACTTGCCCAATACCACTCCTCAATCACTTTAGAATTAGTTGTACTGTCATGATGTGTCTCTCCACTATGAACATGAAGTACGTCAACATCATCAATGAACTCAAGGAACTCTTCACATAACTGATTTGCCAATAGAATACGAGGTGCAACTACTACAATAGTTTTGAGTCTGTCACTCTTGAATTGCTCAATGGCATCCTGTATCATGCAAATCGTCTTGCCACCACCAGTAGGAACAATCACTTGTCCTTTGTCGTGCCTTGACATTGCCTTAATCGCTTTCTCTTGGTGGGGTCTTAGTTGCATCAAATAAATCTTAGATACACCTATTATAACAAAAAAAGATCCCATGTGGGATCTTGTGTGACAGTTTGCTGACTGGTTCTTTATTGACTTATAGCCTCCTCGACAACCATACCAAAGGTATGTATATAAATTTCAAGTTTAATGTAAACTCTCCCATGCTGAACCTGTCCAGACT